ATAGAAGTAAATAGAGGAGAAATCGTATTCTCACAGAGAAACTTTGCCAAAAGAAATAATATGACAAGACAAAGATTAAGAACTTTTTTAAAGAAATTGGAAAAAACGAATATGATTTTAGTAAAATCTAACCCAGATATAACCCACGCAATTATTGTCGAATACAATTCCTACAATGAATTTAAACCCTACCAGCAAAAACCCGCATCTAACCCTATTATAAGAAAGAAAGAAAGTAAGAATAAAGAAATAAATAAAGACTTTGAGAGATTTTGGAAAACATATCCAAAGAAAGTAGGAAAGAAAAAAGTACAGGATAAATTTGACGCTAATGACTTTCCAATTGATTTAATTATAAAGAATATAGAATTGCAAAAGAAGTCGGACCAATGGCAAAACCAACAATACATACCTAATCCTGAAACTTATCTTAATCAAGAAAGGTGGACTGATGAAGTAGTATTAGAAACTATACCTGATGAGCCAATTTATATTTATGATTGTGCAGTTTGCAACAAACAAAAAACAAAATCGGAATACAGAGATTTATATATTTCGTGTTGCGATCAACAAATACAACCTAGAAAGGAATACAAATGAGTGCATATAGAGATTACATAGAGGAAAATATAGATCACTTAATTGAACAACAAATAACAGAACATCAAGAACAAGGCGAGGACAAAGGATTGTTAGTCTGTGTAGTATGCAATACTAGTAGCAACCCCTCATCAGAGCCAATGGAGGACAACGATAAGTTTATTGCTATGTGTGGAGGGTGTAAAGATTGGGGAGAATTTGTCTATGAAAGCGAATTGGAGGGTTAAATGAACGAACCAAAAAGATATGGAAAATATCTTAATGTAAAAAATCGTCCTATTAAAAAATGGAATCCGTATAGGTGGGAAAACTTTCACGAGAGAATACCAAGAAAAAGTAAAGAAACTAATAAAGAAAAGTTTATCAGGTTATCAACTAATAGATTGAATAAATCTAAATTTGCTATTGATAAAACAATGAAATTAGTTTCTATTAAAAATGCTAAAAACTATAAATTTGAAAATCAAAATGAATTGATGATTGATATGTTAAATGACTTAAAAGAATATATTAACCAAAGAATAGAACTCATAAAAGAACAAGATGAACTTCAAAAACAATACAAAGATAGAAAAAAAGAACTTTTAAAACATTTAAAGGAGGAATACAAATGAGTGATTTATTATTAAAGACGCAACAAGAGTTGCACGAGAATACTACAAAATGGAACGAAGTTATAGAAAAAATAAAACAAATAAACTTTACTAAATACAAAACTAATCAAACGGTCGGATTTATTATTGACGATATAGTAAAAGGAGAATTTATTGATGAAGTAAAAGAAGAAAAGGAAAGCACTTGGGCAAAAGAAATAGATACTTCTGATATGAAAGAGTGGAATAAACCAAATGAAAGCGAAGTATTATGAAAAATGTTATAGATACTCAATGGAGTATTAAAGTTGAGGGAAAACTTAATCGTAATAATATTATATTCCATACTAATAAATATCAAAAACTTTATCAAAAAATGGAAAAATATAATAACTTTATAAAAAAACGAAAGGAGCAAGATGAAACCAAGTAGTGCGAAAATAAATGAGATAGAATTACTTTCTATTGCAAGACCTAATTTAAGAATATATCCAATGGGAGAAAGAATAAATCTTTTAACTAAACACTATAACTTAAAATTTAAATCAAAAAAATTAGAAAAACAGTTTATCAAAAATAAAATGAACGAATTGATAGCATTAAATATGCCAAATAAAATAGGGTATTATTCTGAAAAACAAAATAGCATAATTGCTTGGGATAAACCAAAAACAACATCATAGGAGAATTAGATGAAACCAAGTAGTGCAAAAGCAAAAGGCAGAAACTTCCAGAATAAAGTAAGAGAAATGATAATGGAAAAGCTAGGCATTAATGAACACGATATAAAAACAGCAGTTATGGGAGAAAGTGGTATGGACATTATATTAGCCAAAGCAGGTAGAGATTCTTTCCCTTATGCAGTAGAATGCAAGAAAGTGGAACGAATCAATATTTGGCAATGTTATGAACAAGCCTGTCAAAATTCGGAAGATCTTACACCCTTGCTTGTATTCTCTAAAAATCATTCAAAAGTAATGGTTTGCTTTGAATTTGAGGATTTGCTAGATTTAATAAATAATAGCAATGGATTTAAGAGATTAACAAAATGAAACTTACAGAGGACGGCTTATACTTTATATCTTGCCCTAATTGTGGTAGCAAGAATATGATTAAGAAAGGAAGTCAGAAAAATGCTGACGGATCTTATAAACAAAAGTATCTCTGTAATGACTGTAAAAGAAAAACTGTAAATCCAATCAGAAATGATATAGAAGTCGTAAGAGAGAATCTAAAACTTGCAAAACAAAAACAATCAGCACAAGATACAAACAGAATAGAAAGGAAATCATTTAGAGAGTATGCAAGATACGAAAACGCAGTTCATAATTTATTATTTGATATTCAAGCATTATTGCAACAAAAGAATTTTTCAGACTTTAAATTTAAAAAAGTCAAACAAGGTAATAGTGTTGGAGTCTTGCAAATATCTGATACACATTTTAACGAGCTTGTTTCCTTACCTCATAACAATTATGATTTCAAAATTGCTAGTAGGCGATTAAAACATTATGTAAACAGAGCAAAAGAAATATTTAAAGTTTATGATATAGACAATGTATTAATCGCTATAACTGGCGATTTGATTAATTCTGACAGACGATTAGATGAAATGCTTAATATGTCCACGAATAGAAGTAAAGCAGTATTTCTTGCAGTAGATTTATTACAACAAATTATATTTGATGTTGGACAAGATTATTCTGTATCTGTTGCTTGTGTGACTGGAAACGAAAGTAGATTAAAACAAGATTGGGGTTGGTCAGACTTTATGGCGTCAGATAATTACGACTTTGTTATCTTTGAAATACTAAGACATTACTTTAAAACAACAGATGTGCAGTTTGTTGTTGATGATCCTACGGAAGTAGTAGTTAATGTTGCAGGACAAAATTTATTACTACTACACGGAAACGGTAGTTTTACTACTCAATACGAAAAGAGTGTCAATCAAATCAAAGGTAGATACGCAGGTAGAGGTGTACAGATAGATTATATTATCTCTGGACACATACACTCTGCAAGGGTAGGAGATATTGCAAGTAGAAGTAGTTCGCTTGTTGGAGCAAACGAATACAGCGAAAAAGGATTAAATCTATCAGGACGAGCAAGTCAAAATATTTATATTTTCCACGAGAATAAAAATATAGACGCTATGAAAATAGATTTACAATATGTTGGAGAGGAGTGTTATGACATTGATAACGAACTTGAAAGTTATAATGCTAAATCTTCCAACAAACTAAAACCAAAGAAAACCATATTTGAGGTAACGATATGATGTTAAAGCTAAACAACGAAGAAACGCAAGTTCTGAAATATATTTTTAAAAGTCGTTTTGTTAGGGAATTGCCACCTGCAATAAAAGATGTTGCAGTAGAAATTAAAAAGGCAATAGACAAACCAACAATAGTGACGGAAAAAGAATATACTGGATTCAATCCAACTTGGAAACATTGCGAAAACTGTGACGATTAATTAATATGATTATAGCAAAATTACATCAATGCGTGTATAACGCAATAGTATCGCTTTGTCTTAAATGCAAAAACAAGGAAGGTAAAATGTACTACAATACAACAAATGAAAATGGATTGAATTATAAATCAAACTTAAAACAAGCAACAAATCAAGAACAGTTAACATTGGCAGTTTTTCAAACATATCCTAATGATAATTTGTCTGCTTATGATGTATGGAAGTTTTTAATTGATAATGAGTCAATTAACGAGCAAACACCACTAACATCTATACGCAGAGCAATTAGTGATTTAACAGACCACGAAAAACTTGTTAAAACAGATAAAAAAGTTTTAGGTGGAGCAGGAAGAAAAACATACACTTGGAGATTAAAATAATGGCTTACGAACACAAAGAGAATAAAGGATCTATCTTTAAAAACGAAAAGAAAGAGAAAGAAACACACCCAGATTATACTGGACAAGCAAATGTAGATGGCACAGTATATAATGTGTCTGCTTGGATTAATGAAAGCAAGGGTGGTAAAAAGTATTTTGGATTGGCTTTTTCTATTCCTAAATCAAAAGAGGATAAACCTTTAAGTAAAGACGAATTACCATTTTAACAAATTGGGGTAGTTTGGTATAAATATAAACAATAAAATATAGGAGTTTACCTCTTTTGTTAATTTCAGTTTATGCAAATACAGAGTTGGCTACTCACTACCCCATAAAATTATATAAATTCAAAATAACGCACTATTTACGGTATTCTCGCCAATGTGTACGTCTTTGTTTATGATATGCTATCGATAGATGAGTTATCGCCTTAGAGAGGCATTTTAAGAAGAAAAATTTCTTATAATTGTTGTTCCAAATTGATCGCAACCCTGAAAACATTGTAAGCCGTTTCTGATACTTCTAATTTGTTATTTGTAAGGCGAACTGTAAAAAAAGTATCGCCATCTTCACTATATTGGAAAGTTTCCTTTTGTCCTTTTGCGTAATTATGCAAAGCCACTAATCTATTTTTATTCGCTTGGCTTATATTTTCATACACCAACTTTCTTTGTATTCTTGATGAATCGTGATTTGCAAAAGTAAAAGTTTTACCACCGATTGATTTCTTGGCAACTATGCCATCATAAGTTTGAGAAACATCAGTTCCTATGTTTGGATTTTGTGTTGGAGTATAAGTAATACTATCATCTTTAAAAACATCTGTTCCAGAGTTATGAGTTCTTATGGTCGTTCCATTAACTGCTCTGATAACAGTAAGATTATTTCCACTTATAGAAGTAATTGTCATTTCTTCAAGTTGGGACGAACTATTTGTTATTCTTATATTTTGTCCTACTTCAAAATGATCTCCGTCTGTAACAGGAACAGTTACAGTTGATGATGAATCGTTAAAACCTGCTGTAAGATTTGATCCACTATCTGTATCTGGTGTTGTATCTACTCTAAATCTAACTCGTGCTAATGCCATAATTTAATTTACCTCTTTTTATATTTCTCTCAAAACAACTTTTAAACTTCCTGGACTTCTTGTTAGCGATGTTACTATAAATTGCTTTCCATTGAAACTTTCTCCAAAAGGAGCTATAACTTGATTTGTATGGTCAAAAGCACACACATCTCCAACTTCCATTAAATAAAAATATGAACTTCCACCAGAGCTACCAGGATTTATTATTTCTGTATTAACAATTAATTTTGGATTTCCTTGAATAGCATTATAATAATTAGCAAAGCCATTATTTCTAGTACCACCCATATTCGCATCGCCTATTTTATTCCTTAATATAGTTAATTCAGTTGTTTCTACATTTTCTTTTGTAGCTATATTATAATCACCTCGTGGATCGTTTGTAGTATCTTCGCAAGTTTGCGTCAAAAATGTTTTATCATTAATAGGATTAACCTCATATTTTATTTCTCTTTTAGTTATTAGAGATTCTATTGGCGTGATTGATATTTTCATACCTCTTATATCATCTTTGCTTATAGTGTGTAAACTAGTCATAGTATCATCAATATAAATATACTGCGAAGATTGGTCTGCTGGACGAAAACGATGTATAAACGCACCTTCAAATTGAACTTGTTCTAGCAGTTTTTTTAATTCTATTTGTTTGTTTGTATAATATTTGCAAAACCAATTTGTTCTGTCTGTTTCTAAGTCTGATAAACTTTTTCCGTTATTTACAACAGGCGTACCAGTTACTCCTGCAAATCTATACAATAAATCTCTGTGCATATTAAAAATATCTGTGATTACCGTACTTGTACTCCAAGATTTAGTTAATCCATCTGCTCCTGTATATAATTTTTTTACACTTGTAACTGCACTATTTTTTGATAATTTATCAGCAGTAGCATCAGATGCTGTTGGTTGAGTAATCTTAGTAGTTACTTCTAAAAACATATCTTTCACAGTTACAGTTGCAGTATTCGCTGTACCATTTCCTGCATCTTGTGGTTGATTATTGAAAGACACAAACAATCTTATTTGATCTGGCATTGTTTTTAAAGAAGTAGAAAAAGTAGTTGTATTTAATAAGTCGTGTATCGTAGTAGTAGAACTAGCATTAGCAGTTCTTGTAATATCTACAAAACTAGGGTTGTCTAAATCTGGATTATTCCAATACGCCAACACTCTTAAAGTAACAGTTAAACTTCCATTAGTATCAGAAAAACTTGCTGTTTGATGTGTAAAGTGAAAATTTAATTCTGTTATTTCGTGGTCTTCTTTTGGAAAATCAGTCATTATATAAGTACCACCAGGAGAAATAGTAGCATCTGAACTAAAAGCAAAAGTAGCAACTGTTCCTGCACCAGTAGAATCGTAAGCATTTCCTGCGTTTGATATTGTAAGTCCAGTAACACTACTTGGATTAGTCACAGTTTGTGGACGAATTTTATAACTTCTTTCTAAATCTAAATCTGTAGACAATACATTTTTGTTTACATCGTCATCTGCTCCTTCATAGCTATCGTCAGAATCGTTTTGAACATCATCTAAGGGAACAAAAATAGGAAAACTTGTAGAATCATACATATCTTTTACTGGATAATGTAATCTACCGTCATCAACAGCTTTGTGAGCCAAGCAATTAAATACATCATTATTTAAACTATCTACTTGTACAGGGAATACTCTTGCAGCATCTACAAAGTCAGGACTAGAAACTGTTGATGTTTCTGGTGTTCCTGTACCATAAAATACAGGAAAAAAATTACCTATTTTAGACTGATGTTGTAGTATGCTAATATTTTCTATAGGATTGTAAACAGCTATTGTCATAGAAAGAGTATCAACTCCATTTATATTTACATCTTTTAATCTTCCTTTAAATATTTGTTCTGTATATCCACCAACTCTGGAATGCACTATAACATCGTGGTTTATATATCTTCTTGTGCCACCATATATTTCTGCTGCTAATAAAGCGTTACTGTGATTTGCCAAAGCACCATTAACACAAGTCAAACTAATATTTCCTACTGTAGCAGTAGATTTTGACAAATCAATAGATTCTCTTATAGATGGAATATTAGTTATAAATGAATGATATATAGTTGAACTACTTCCAACTTCTGCAGTACCTAGTCTTATATATTCTGTTGCAGCAGATCCTGAACTATAAGTATTATTTCGTAATTCAAAAATCCATTCTTCTTTGATACTTGCACCTAAAGCACCATTGTAATCACTATTGCCTGATAAAGCCATTACGCAAGATTTCTTTTGATTGTGTTTTCAATCTCTGGTAATAAGTTATCTCTTACAAATTCTTGTGTGCCAATAACATTACCCATAATGTTTACATTGATAGAGCCACTACCACCTGCATCACCAAAATCTGGACTTGACAATGGAGTAATATCTACTCGTTCTCTGCCACCAGCGTTATCTCCAACTTTAATAAATTGTTCTCCACCAGTAATAAATGAACCACCACGAGCAAATGCAGGTGCTTGTTGTGATGCTAATAATCCTGCTTGTGCTGCACCAGAAGCAATAACTAAACCTCTTTGAACTTTTAATGCCGATGCTCCTGCTGCTAATTTAGCTGCTGCTCTACCCCTACCTTGAGCTGCTGCTGAAATAGAAAGTCCTGTCAATTTATCTGCCATATCTTTTATTGCAGAAGCAGTAGAAATAGAACTTTGTATAATCTTTGCTATTTCATTAGCTTGATTTAATTTAAAAATTAAGTTTTGTTGCTTTTGAAGTTTCTTTAAAGCATCTTTTTCCATATCTTGTCGTTCTTCTGCACTTGCATTTCTAAACCTATCAGTATCTCTTAAAGCAGAAAGCTCGGCTTGTTTTTGAGCATCTATGCTTTTTTGTGCTATTGAAAAAACTTTGCTAAAATGATTTGTAATTAACTGCTCTCGCATTTCTAGTCGCAATTTTTCTGCTTCTTCAAATGCTTTTGCTTCTTTTGTTGTTAATCCTAATGCACTTGCTAATTCTTTAGTTTTTTCTGTTATGCTTGAAGATAAACCTAATATCTGTCTTTGAATTTGTTCATACAATGTTGCTAAATTCAAATTTTCTTCCAATGCAGCTTTTCTTGCTTTTTCATCAGATACTAATTTGCTTAAAAGATTTACATTGGTTAATAAAGCTTTTAATTCTTCTTTTTCATCTTCAAGTTTTTTTGTTGCTAAATCGCTTCGTTTTTGAGATGCCATAGAAAGACTTCCATTTATAGCTGAAATTCTTTCTAAAATCTTTTCTTCTCCTCCGTGATTTTTTAAAATATCTAACTGAAGATTTGCTAAATCTTTAGTCATATCCAATCTTATAGAATCACTTGCAACTATTGCTTCTCTAATCTTGTTGCTATCCAATGTTGTTTTTCTTTCAATAGCATCTAATTCCAATGACTGCATTCTAAGATTAAGCATTTCAAGTCTTAATTCTTTAGCAGCATCTCCCAGCTCTCCCAGCTCTCTTATTGAAGTTTCAAGTGTTGTTTCTCCCATTTCTGTAAACATTTGAGCTAATCCAGAAAATGAATTTGTTAGAGTTGTTACAACTCCTCGCATATTTATTAAATCTCCAAGAGCAGCACTCATTCTTGTAAATGCGTCTGACATATTGGAAACCAATCCAGTCATTGTTTTTGCTAGTCTGTCTGTAGCACCTGCAATACCTGCTTCAGGATCAAGCAATGTTTCTTCTAATGCTTTTCTAAAATCTGGCAAACTAACTTTGGATAAGTCATCTATTCCTTTAAAATCACGGATTAATTGTAAAATACCTCGTTCTCTAAGAATATCTGCTGCACCTGCACCACCAGCAAATGCTCTACCAAGTGCTTGAGCTGCTTCAGTAGCAGTTACACCCATAAACGCTGCTAAATCAGCAGTAGGTTTAATCATTTCTTCTGCATTTGTACCAAATGCTTTTAACGCTGCACCAGCTTCAACAACATCTGTTAATGTAAATGGAGTAGTAGCTGCAACTTTGTTAAATGTATTAAATGCTTTTGTTCCTCTTTCTACAGAGCCAAACATAGAGTTAAGTCGCACTTTAACAGCTTCAAATTGCATAGAGGTTTGTATGGCATTCCCAATACCTGCTGCCATACCACCAAAAGCAAATGTTACAAGAAGAATTTTATTTCTAATAGAACCAATTACTCTTTGCAACCCAGCAGTAGAAATACGCATTCTGTTTTGTACTTTTGTAACCCTAGCAGTAGAAGCAGCAAGTTGCTGGTTACGCATTCTTAAAACTCTTACCTGCTCTTTAAGTTTTGCAATTTGTGTAGAAGTTTTTAACATCGCAAAACGATGCTTTTCTTGAGCCATTAATAATTTCTTGGTAGCAGTAACTGCTTTTAGATTTGCGTTGTTAAATTTTCGTTGAGCTGCAGAAATTTTATTTTGCTCTTTTGCTAATCTTTGTAAGTGTCCTATTAGCTTATCGGCACTTCCACCTGTAGTAAATTTTAATTGTATTTCAAACTGTTTAGCCATTTTTCATATTGTTGTAATGTTTTGATTGTATATAATTTAACATTTTTTCTATAACATTGCACTTATCAATCCATTTTTTTGGTTGATTTCCGTATGATCCTTCATAAGGGGGTACTTTCATCTTTTTACAATAGGTGTATCGTTGTATATCTCGTTGATATTCTTTGTTTATAAAGATGTTTGTACAAGCAAAAAAGGGTAGGTGTGATTTGATAGCTTCGTGTATTTCAAACTTTCTTTCAGAGGTTGCGTTATGTTCTTCAACTTCTTCTTTCAATAGCTTGATTACATACCATATATCGTCCATAGATGTAAAGGTGTGAATGCTGTTATTCTTTTTAAGAGGTAACTTAGCTTTATATGGAAAGGTAGAATATCTACAACCCTCACACCAATCATCTATTAATATGTTTAATTCAAGTGAGAGGGTTTCTATTCCCCCAAGCTATTGTATTCCTGAATAGCTAGTTGTAATTCTACTCTATCGTTAATTGATAAAGATTTTATAAACTTATCATCTGCTCCATCTACACCATTTCTAATCCATAGTGTACTTAATGCAAATTGATTTTTAATTACTGACTGTCCATCTACTTCTTCAAAGCGTACAGAATCCATACATTTATCAAAAGCATCTACTGACATTTCTATAAGCGTAGCTTTAACACCACTCTTAAGCGTTATCTTTTTAGACATTGACTTTCCTCGTTTTTATTATTGTATTGTGATAGAAACAATGTTTCCTGAAGTACCAGCTACTGCTTTACTACTTACAGATAAAAACATTGCATCTTCCTCTGAAAAACTTACATCGGTAATAATACAAGTTGGTAATGATATATCTACATTTCTTGTCACACTATCTGCTGCTGTTAATGTATTTGCAACAGTAGATGTTGATTGTTCTCCAAATGTTTGTATAAGATTATCTGTATCACCATCATACTTTACAACTGCTTCAAAGGTTACTGCCACTTCTGGAATACCTCTGTGCATTTGCTGATAATTACCATTTACATCATAACCACTCATAACAACATCGTTTTCAATGGTTAAGCTAAATGATTTCATTACTGGATCAGAAATACCTGCAATAGTTGTTACTGCATTTGTTGAACCAGAATCACCATAATCTGTCATAAAGTAGTTTGTATTAAAACTTGCTCTGTCGTGTGTTGGAACGATAGAAGTATCATTTAATGCTGGAATACAACCAGATTTAAATGTACCTGAAATCTTTAATCTTCCTGCTTCTTCTCCTACATCTCCACTAATAGTTAATGAAGTTAAGAAACAACCCTTGAAATACATTTGTTGAGCTGCTTCTGGTGTTACTACAACTACTGCAAATGTTTTTGTATTGTCACTTACAGAATCTCCATAAGATAAATCAATACCTGCGTAGCTTCCTGCTATTTCAAAAGCACTTGAAGCATCGGTTGTAATATTTGAAAGAAGCATTGGTAAAATAGTAGCATCTGCAATACCTGAAAAACTAATTTCTTTTACTGTAAGTTTGTTTGATAAGAACATATCTACAGCTTTCATAGTTCTACCTACTCCGTGTCTTACATCTAAAACCTGTTGTGGGTTTAAAGATGGAAACTCAATAGAATCTATATTAATAAATTTATAATCTGCGTCTGTTGCTTCTCCAGAACCAATGCCATCTGCTTCAGCAGCGATGGCTAACTGAAACTGTTTAGGACTAAATCCTTCTGCTAAATCTGCCATTTCACTTTACCTCTTTTTTAACTTTTTGATCTTTGATTTCTACTAAAAATTCTTTGGCTTCTTTAGGCATAGAATCAAGCTCTACCACTTTACCATTTTTTAATCTTGCCCAATCTGCCCAGTCTAACCCTAAGTAACTTTTACCTTTAGGTAAGACGCCTTCTTTCTTTTTGTACTTTTTAGCCATAATTAACTCCTTACAATATAAAAAGAACCATTAGATAATACAAAGAAATTATCGTTAGAAGTTATAAACCTGCCAAATGATTGATGAACTTCTTCATATAGAACAGGAACAGTAATTCTTGAAACATAAACATTCTTTAAATCTGTGTCTATATTGTGTTCTATTGTAGGCATACTTTGAAAGAAATACGGCGTAGATCCTCCGTGAGAATTATTAAATAACACCGTTTCTATTCTACTAACATCTTTATACATTTCATCTAATGCTTTTTCATTATTCTCGTATGTTTTAATAACATAATCCATTTGCATAGCATAAGAATTTAGATAAGAACGACTTTTTTTATCTATAAGAGTTTGTGACTCTGGGTATATTCTTAATGACTTTGTTCCTATATCTCTATAGTTATTGTCAAAATACACAGGCAATGCACCCTTAAACTCTGTGCGTATTTTATCTCGCAATGGTGTCATAACTTTGTCGTATGTAATATTATTAAAACTAATAGGCATTATCTAATATTCCTTACACTCAAATTAAATGTTGCTTTTCTATATCCATTAATATCCTCATCATCGTTATAGTCAATACTTTCTATTTGTACATTAAACAAAGGATTGATTTCAATTAAAGAATAAAATGTTTCTTCTACTCTGGATATTTGTTTAAAAAAATGTTTTACAGTAGTATCGTTTCTTTTTCTATCTGCAATATATACTTCTAATAATAAATTATAAATACTACCTAATTTGGCATACATTGTATTTTGTGGTTCTGAATCTTGACCTTTGAGAATAGCAAATTGATTACCTCTTATCTTTGTGCCTTTATCTCTATAAACAGGAAGTGCATTAAAAAATTCATTTCTCAATGCAGTCTGTATAACTTCTTCTACATTAGACTTCCAGGCATTAGTAGATGCGAGAGCCATTCTTACCTCGATAGAATTGTTTGAAATCTTTACGAGTCATTTTAACTGAACGCATTGAGGCATTTTCTGTTTCTTCGTAAATACCTGTTACTTCTACTTCCCACTCATCATTTTGTGTTGCAGTAGAACTATCTGCAGAACCTTGAAATCTTATCTGTAATCCTGCTGCTAATTCTTGATAATCTCCATTTATAACTTCATCAGTTATCACTTGATTATTTTTTAAAGTATTATCATCTTTTGCAAATACAGAATATTTAGCAGTACCAATAGCACCACCAGTAGTTACAATAACTTTTAGTCTGTCGTAGCTACCAAAGTAATTTCCTCTAGTGTCAACAATATTAAGACTTCCAGATACAGATACTTTTCTTACAATACCTTTTGAAGCATCTCCTGTATTCATATAACTTAATTTTGCTTTACCACTATTTAAGTCGTTTATGTGCATCTGTGCTTCTTCTAACAATGCTTCTGCTATTTCGCTTGTAGGATCTTTACCCTTAACTAAAAAGAATGCAGCCACTAATGAGGTCAATCTTCTAATAAGATAATCATAAGTTCCGTCTTTAAGTAAAAATTGTTCTCTTGGTAAATTAGAATCTAATTTGGAATCTACATAATCACTTGCGTCTTGCATCACTCTTGTTTTTAATGTAGCAAAATCTTCTCCTGCCTCCATTAATAAATCTTCTGGTGTGCTACTATCATTGAAATAATATACTGCATCAGCAGCACTATCATAAAACCATTCATCATTTGCATCTACATCTGATTTTGATGATTGTGCAGAACCTAAATCTTTTCCATCTACAAACAAAGCAGTTACTAATCCAGAGTCGTGAGAAACATATCTACTACCTGAATCAACTACCCAACCATATACAGGTTTCTTTGTGTCGAACTCATCTAAATTAGGGAAAGCATCTTTTAAATCTCTTGATGATATATATGTAGGCATTTATTCTCCTTTAGCTCTTTTGTACCAGCCATACCAAAATTTTTCTTGGGTAGGGTTACCTGAAATTAGCAAAGAATAGAATAAAATTCTATATGAAATAAATCTATCTGCCTCTAATTTTTTACAAGCTGATATAGTTGCAGCACCAATCTTACCATCTTCTTTTATTTTAAATGTATTTTTGTTGTTACACGCCTGTTGCAATATTTTTACAGCTCTTGATTGACCTGTGTTTACAACACAATCAAAATATGGGTATCTTAAATCTTTGGGAAGTAATGATGCTTTAGATGGTTTCCAATAATCTTCGTAATAGATATTAACAGCGTCATCAATAGTAAGATTCTTGATGTCAAGATCAGGATAAAATCTCTTAGTAATACCATACTTTGTTTCCCCACCTCTGTCATCTTTGTCATTAACATATCCTCCCTCGTGTTCTAACACCTTTTTTATTATTTCATTAAACTCCATTACGCTGATTTCTTGACTTTCTCGAATGAACGCATTCCTCCAAGACCGAGCATACCCAGAAGTATTGTCGTGAGAGTTGTCATATCGAATACTGGTAAATCCACTTGATAACCAAATGAATGTAACAGAAAAAGTAAGAAGGGTTGTAGTACGAAGTGATAACATAATGCTACTCCACAAGTCCAACCAACAAAAGGACGCCAACCTGCAACAAATAGACTATTGCTGTTGGCTTCAACTTTATTAACCTCAATTTGAGCTTTGTTAATTTGTTGTATGAGTTCTGCTTTTTCTGCTTTGTCAAGGGTAAAGTCATCGATTTTATCTACTACTTTATCTATAATACCTGCGACTACATTTAACTTAGGCATCTTCCTTCTCTTCTTTCAAAGAAGAATTAAGTTCTGTAGAAAAGTGATTTTTTGCTGCTTGAAGTTGTTGTGCTTGAAAATTCATTCGACCAAGCTGTATATCTAAATCTCTAATTTGATTTACCATAATCTTTTGTTCGTCATTTAAATCATCAAATTTTACTTCTTTGCCATCTTCTAGCACTACTTTAAATTCATCTTGTTTTGTTTCTTTAGACATTTGTCCTCCAGTATGTTTAATAATACTGAATATAACAAATTATGAATATCTACGCATTCTTTTTCTTGTTTTGCGAGAATACTTAGCTCGTTGCTTTCCTGCTTTAGTTGCTTTTCTTTTTTTACGAGTTTCGTATGCGTATTCTGATTTAGTCATTGCTTTTAACAATCGTTCAGGCAAATATCTTTCACCAGTTTTCTTAGAAGGTTTACCAGATTTGGTACGCCATTTTTGTTTTGTCCACCTACGTAGACTTTTCTGTGATTTCTTGAGAGCCATTATCTATAACCACCACCTGCTCTTTTGTAAGCAAGTGCTAACATCTGTGCTTTTCTAGCACTCCATTGTCCAGGATTACCACCTTTGTTACCTCGTAAAATTCTCTGGAATATTCGTTTTCTTAATCCAGGTTTGGTGTAATTTCCTGCTTGATTGACTCTCGATTTTCTTTTCTTTTTTCTAGGCATTACTTGCGCATCTTTTTTAGTATAGCTTTTTGTAAAGCCATAGGTAGTTTCTTTTGTTTTGCTGTCAAACCTTTTTTCTTTTTTTTCATTTTAGTTTTCATAATATCTCCCCATAATTACTTTATTTCCATTTTAATTTTTCTTAAGATTTCATCTTCATTGAATCTCATAGAAATTCCTGCTTCAAATCTCATTATCTCTTTACCCTGTTCAAATATAATTATAGTAGGAACTGTTTTAATATTCCACTCTTTTTTGATAACTGCACCAATTTTCTTATTAGTAAGATCAATCTCTGCAATATAGCAATCTTTTAATTTTTCTATCTTTAGTCTATTAGAATAATTCCAAGAAGCATTTACTTGCACAACTGCACAATCCTCTAAACTCATTAGTTGTATTTTTTGAAAAGTGTCTAAATTAACTGATTGAGATTGTAATGGCGATAGCCATAAACAAAAACCAACCAAATATAAGATACCATAATAATAATTCATCATCAAACCTCATTTGTTGTTCATATCTATTAGTGTTTCAGTAATAGCTCTAGTATCATCTTTGATGTCATCTACTTTTTCTTCGAGCTTATCTACTTTACCTTCTGTATTTAATATTGAATCACGAATCATCTGGTCTTTTAAATCATATTCCATACGTGATACCTCTGGTTCTGGCAATTCTTTTGCAAGTTCTATCTCAGCTTGTAAAGAATACCACATACCTATAATCATACCTACAGTAACTAGTATGCTTATGCCAGTTTCTATAGATATTGTAAATTTACTATCTTTACCTATTTCCATTTTATATCCTTTACCATTTTACTTTATTCGCCCAATATGCTGCACTCATACGCCCTTTGCGAATATTTTTAGCGTGTCGTGCCTTAAATGCTCTTCTCCTAGCTCTAGCTTCTGCTGTTCTAGGATTCTTTCCTGCTCCTCTAACACCCTGTTGCCCAAACCTAATTAGCTTTATCTTGCCACCCGATTTAGCCAAAACCACGTGTGACTTCTTAGGGTGTCTAGGGGTACGCTTTGGCTTATTATATCCACTAAAGCGCATTCCCCTGTATGTAATAGCCACGATTACCCCTTAATTGCTTTTAGATCTACTAATTCAGCATCTAGTTCAACTACTTGTGCTTCAAGACTTGCTTTTCTTTCTTCTGCTTGTGAAATTGCTTCATCTACTGATTTTACATCAACAAAATCTACTACTTCCACATCTTTACCTGAAGCATCTTTCATTGTACGCATCATTTTGATTTCAACCATTTTTGGTTGCTCAACTGAAGATACTTCTACTGATTTTTCTGAAATTACTTTAGTCATCTTATTCTCCTTCTTCAATATATACTAGCTTCTCGCCAGTAAGTTGTTCTACTAATCTTGCCAATTTCATCATATCGACATTGACTTTTTTTAATTTACCCTCTGGTGTATGTCTGGTAGAATGATATGCAAACGCCATATCTTCTGATGCTCCATCAGGTATTAATTCAAAATTGTGTGGTGAGATAGTTGTGGTATTTCCTAACTCATCTAATACTTTCATTTCTCCACCATCGTTAAATAAAAATGCTGTATTTGCTGCAGCACTTGGGTTACTTCCGTTGTCTGAAAAACGCATATTACCAACATGGTCAATTAACACTCTCTGATCCATTGTTTGCGATGAAGAAGAACTATCAGAAGTATAAAAACCTATTCCTACTTTATCTACATCACTATCTGTTTGAACAGATGCAATCGCACTACCACTTCTTCTTGATGAGCCATCTGCTTTACCAAATGCTAATACTGCTTGAACATTACCATCGCCATCAGAGCCACCACTTCTTAAAAATATTGCTTCCCCTGCGTGAGTATCATTATCCAAAGTAGGTGCAGTTGTATTTTCTACATCTAACTTTGTTTTAGGTGATGTAGTTCCTATACCGACATTTCCTGAAGTATCTATTCTCATTCTTTCATTACCATTATTGGTTTGGAAAGTCATATATCCACCAAGACTACTTGAACCTCTATAAAAATGAATGGTTGCATTTTCAGTAGTGTTATAATATAAACCAGTTCTAAATGTTAATGGCTCTCCAGTAGTACTACCATCATTATAAATTCTATATTTGAATTGTTGCTCAGTAGAATTTTCCACTGCAAAAGCATAATTGTCTTGTGCTACTGATGCTTTCATCTCTCCTGACACATGTAGCTTACTTGCTGGTGATGTAGTTCCTATACCGACTCTTTGAGAATTATCAATAGTCATAGCAACAGTATTATTTGTATATAATCCTAAAGTATCAGAAGTATCTTCAGTAAATCGCATAAATTCAGCACCACCAACAAAGAATTGAACTAAATCTGAACTATCTGATGTTATGTAAGTATCATTACCACCATCTAAGAATAGTTTTTTACCTTCTGCAAGTCCTGTGTTTTGATGTAAGTGGGTAAATGTAGCACTACCATCTAATGTTAAGTATGCTGTTGTACCACCACTTCCATCATCTGATTTTAGAATTATATCTCCATCGTCTGTATTGTTGATGATATTTAAATTACCAGTATAGTTTTCTACAAATGAATCTGTACCATTGTGATTCAGTTGTAAGTCAGAACCTGCACCTATTTTTATTGGATGTGAATCTTGTGGAAACTCAATTCCACTTCCTGCTTCTGTGAGTTTCATTAGTATATCATTACCAACAACAATTTCTAATATGTCATCTGCTTGTTCGTGGATATAAGTATGACTACCACCATCTAAGTAAAGTTTTTGAGTTGCATCTATTGCTATATCTCCACCTGCAACATCTAATTTTACACTTGGTGATGAAGTTCCTATCCCAACATTTTGAGAACTATTAATTCTCATAGCTTCAGCAGCAGATGTTCCTGTATGAAAAGCTAATGCCATACTATCATCAAAAGCAGTTTCAGTTAAGATTTTTATAACTGCTGCACCACTATAAGAACCTGTTTTATATCCTATTTCTGCTTGTGTTCTTGCACCATTAGTTGTATTAACACCTGTATTTGAAAATGTTAATCTTTGTCCTGATGTACTACCACCTAAATCTAATTTAGCACTTGGTGATGTAGTTCCTATACCGACATTTTGAGAAGCATTGATTGTCATAGCAGAAGTATTATTTGTTTTAAATTCCATTGTAGAATTTGCAACTTGATTTATAATTAATGGTGCAGTATTGCTTTGTATATGTGTATTGCTACCATCGTGATAGAGTAATAAATCTTCCCCTGCACCAATCTTAAACTGCTTATTATCTACTGGTATTCTTAAGTCTTGTGATACATCAACTCTTGTAGCACTACCATCTAATGTTAGGTAAGCAGTTCTTCCACCACTTCCGTCATCTGTTTTTAAAACAATATCTTTATCGTCATTTAAATTTTCAATTATTATATCACCAGTTCCGTCATTGTGAATATAAGAATTTGAGCCATCGTGATATAAATTAAAGTCATTAGAAGTTCCTAATCTAATTTTTTGATTATCTCCCATACGAAGATTATTATTGGGAAGTAATGTTCCAGCATCACTTGCATCTATTCTTAATGCAGTAACAGTTGAGCCACCATCGTTTACTCTAAAATATATATCGCTATCTGAAACAGTATTATCCATAAATAAAGCTCCAGTATAATTCTCTATAAAGGAATTAGTTCCATTGTGTTGAAATCTTAAATCTTGTCCAGCTCCAATAGCTAAATATTGATTATCGTTAGGTAGTTTAACTTGCCCTACATTACTTGCATCAATTTGTAATGCATTAATTTGTGAGCCACCATCATTTACACTAAAAAATATATCTGCATCAGAAAGAATGTTTCTAATATTTACACTTCCGACATCACTATCTATATAAGAATTAGTGCCATCGTGATACATTACCATATCTTTTGATGAACCTACACCTAAACGAACATTGTCCATTGTAAATACTGAGTCTGTTCCAGACTCTTCAATTCTCATCATCAGAACTCCACCAGAATATATATCTATTAAATCTCCTGCTGATTCAGTTATATAAGTGCTACCACCACCATCTAAATAAATCTTACCAGTTGCTGCTATTGCTAAATCTGTTCCATCAAAAGTAAGATTAGCTTCTGCATTCATAGCATCTGTGCCAGTAGCAGTTACAATTCTGTTATTGCTACCATTAGCCATAAAGTCTGATACATCTACACTTATAGTAGTGCTTGATATATCTATACCAGTTCCTGCTGTGTCAAGTGTTGCGTCTAACTGCGTTTGAATATTAGAAGTTACTCCATCTGTATAATTTAATTCTGCTGTGGTAGCTGTTACTCCGTCCATTATGTTTAGTTCGGCAGCAGTAGCAGTCACTCCATCAAGGATATTAAGTTCTGCTGTTGTAGAAGTAATTCCATCTAATACATTAAGTTCAGCAGCCGTGCTTGTAACTCCATCTAAAATATTAAGTTCAGCAGCAGTTGATGTAACCCCATCTAGTATGTTTAGTTCTGCTTTGGTAGAGGTAATACCTAAGTTTGTGATCGCATTGGCTTGTTGTGTGCCAGTTAAACCTTGTGAAGCTGTATCTACTCGTAATCTATTGCCTAATGCAGTAGAAGTAGTTGTAGAGAAATTAGCGTCATCGCCTAATGCTGCTGCTAATTCGTTTAATGTGTTCAAAGCTGCTGGAGAAGAATCTACTACTCCTGCAACTTCTGCGTCCACATACGCTTTAATGCTTTGTTGTGATGATAGTTTAGTTGCACTATTAGAAGCCATATTATCTTCATCTAATATTGCACTACCACTCACGCCAGTATTAATAACTGGACTTGTTAAAGTTTTATTTGTTAATGTTTGAGAACTTGTTAGTTGAACAATATCGCTATTAGTAATAGATGCAATCTTTGTTGCAGTAGCTGCATTACCAGTAGTATCCTGGTTAAGTGTACCAACAACTAAATCTATTGTTCCATCTCCATCTTGATAAGTAGCAGTAATTCCAGTTTCGGTATTACTACTAAACATTGCTCCTACGACATCTTGTATTTCTTCATCGGTTTGATCTGCTGTCGCACCTGATTCAATAGCATCTAATTTAGTTTTATCTCCGTTCGCAAAAGCTCCTTCTGATGGTTTAGCTTGTAGTGTAGAGATTGTTACTCCCTTAACACCTGCCAAGTCAGTTAATTCTGAATCCATCAATGCACCTGCTGAGGTTACATTAGCTGTATCGGTTACATCTGCACTACTTTCAACTGAGTCAAGTTTTGTTTCTTGAGCATCAGTCATTAATCTTTTGTTAGAAGCGTCAGTAAAGTTAGTAGTTGTAAATGTAGGTGTTGCTCCACTTACTACTGATTGGTCTAATGCTTTTACATCTGCGATACTTGTGAGTTCGCTGTCCATTAACGCACCAGCACTTGTTACATTGGCAGTATCTGTTACATCTGCACTTGCTTCAATAGCGTTTAGTTTACTATGGTCTGCATCAGTAAAGACATTTGAATCTGATGCTGATTCTACTGCAGTTCTAATTTCTGCATTTGTTTGGTCAGCAGTAGCACTAGCTTCTATACCATCTAACTTAGAGTGGTCAGCATCTGTAAATACATTAGAGTCAGAAGCACTATCTACAAGCGTTCTTATTTCAGAAGCTGTCTGATCTGCAGTAGCACTTGCTTCTATTGCGTTTAATTTATTTAAAAGTGTTGTTGTAAAATTATTATCTGATTGTGTGGCTACTGATAAATCTATTGTGCCATCGCTATCCTCGTAAGTAACAGTAACACCTGACTCGGTATTACTTGAGAACATTGCTCCTACTATATCTTGAACTTGTTCTGAAGTTAAAGTTGCTTCAATCTTTGCATCAAGTTGTGTTTGAATATTGGAAGTTACTCCATCAAGAAAATCAAATTCAGTAGATGTAACACCTGTGGCGTGTAAAGTATCTAAATAATTTAGTTCTGTTACACTACCAGTATATCCGTCAAGTACATTTAATTCTGCTGCAGTAGATGTTACTCCATCTAAAATATTTAATTCAGCAGTAGTTGCAGTAAGTCCGTCTAATAAATTTATCTCTGCAGCTGTGGCAGTAACACCATCAAGAATATTTAACTCTGTTGCTGATGAAGTAACTGCATTTAGTTTAGTCAAGTCTGCTTGTGTAACACCACTAGAACTTACTTTTGTAACTGACGCATCTATTACAGATCCTGTATGAGTTGATGTAAAATTAGCCATATTAATCTATCTCCTTTTAGTTTAGGGGAGTGTATTTCAACTCCCCAATAAACTATTAGTCTACATTTACGAAATTAACAATTCCAGCATCTGTACTATTTGCAGCTTGTGCTAACACAGCTCCGAATAATACATCAGCTACAACAGATGTAGCCAAGTGATCAAGGTCATAAGAACTTTGAACTCTTGGAGAAATTTGTTGTGCAAAGTAAACTGAATCTCTACTAAAGATAGATGCAGTTTCTGAGGTTGAAGTACCACCCTCGTCCCAATCTGTACTTGCGTATAGTGGTAAGCCATAAGCAGAAATAATTCTACCAGTAGCTAAAGGATTTTGTTCATCTCCTCTTTTTTGAGCTTCAGTAAACTCTCCTAAACCAAGCATAGACATATATGTTTTAGGGGAAGCATACATATAGAAAGATCCGTCTGCGTAATCGTGTCCAGCGTCCAGAAGTTTTTCTAGTCCATTTCTGAATAAAGCAGTAGTCATTGTGTCATCTGCTGCTAGTCCTACATTATTACCACTTGCACCTTTAATAGTAGTTGCAAGAAAACTCTCTACTTTCTTAGCTAAAGCATAACCCATTGATTGTGCATAAGCATTAAATAGATCTGCAGATTCTTGAACTCTTACGATGTCCTCGATTCTTTTTGCTTCGTAGAAGTGTTGATCAACTGTTAATTGTCTAACACCGTCTGTTTGTGCAGAATAAGTTACTGCACTATCAGCTGATTTCGCAGCTGCTGTTTCTTCCTTAACTTTTGGTATGTTAAGAATGTCGCCACCATTTGATAACATAGATGAAAAATCTGATACTTGATTTCTTAACTGAAATTTTCTTTCAGCATAATCAAGAATTGCATCTCTCCACATCTCTGGTATGAAATTGACAGCTGTTGATATTGTTACATTTGCCATTTTATTTACTCTCCTTAAAAATGATTATTTTTTTTTAAGGTAATGACTTATCAAGTCTTTATGCGATCCTCTACGACTTTTTTGATCAGTTAGTTCGTTAAAAGGATTTCCTTTAAACTTACTAACAGACACTTGATTTTCAACTTGTCCTACATTAACACCAGACTTTGAATCAAATTCTGATGCTATGTCACGCAAAAGAGATAAATCATCTACCTTCTTAAATTTTTCTCTTTTCGTTTCAGGAATTTTACTTAGAAGAGAATCTTTTTCTTGATTGACATAATTAGAAAAAGATTCATTAATCTCGTTAAACTTAGATTGTAAATCTTTATTCTTATTTTGCTCCTCAACTAACAGAGCTTTGTATTCGCCTTGCTCTTCTAAAGTCTTTTTACGCTGTTCTTCCTGTGCAGTTGCTACTTCTTGAACTTGTGATTTTAATTCATTTCGTTCTTTGACTAGCTCCTGAAAACGATAATATGGAACAGCTTCTTGTGTCTTTTTTTCGTCTTGACTGACTTGAGGATTTTTTACAGCTTCCTCTACGGCTGTATTCTGTGTTTCTTCAGACATTTTAACTCCTTGAGTGGATTATTATATGGTATTAAGTTAAATATAGATTAAATTAATGACAATCAGAATGTCAAAGAAAATAAAAGAGTTTGAGTTCAAACAAAAATGGTTTGATTATATGCAATATCAACCACACGAAGGGCAAAAAAAATTGCATTTTCCTGACAAATCTGACGCATCTTATTTCGTAAACATTTGTGGTAGAAGGTATGGTAAAACTACTGCAGCATTTCGTGAAGCTGAATTTTACGCAGCACAACCTAATAAAAAAATATGGCTAGTTGGATTATCTTATAAAAAATCACGATTAATGTTTAGAGAAATCTGGAAAGATATGGTAGCAGGTAAAGCAAACGATATTGATAGAGCATCTGAAAAAGAACAGTATATAAAATTTAAATGGGGAACAACAGTAGAAGGTATGTCTTGTGAAAACCCAGACTCGCTAGTCGGAGAAGGGGTAGATTTATTAATTATAGATGAGGCAGCAAAAATGCCAAGAAGAATATGGGATATGTATTTATCTCCAACTCTTGTAGATAGAAAAGGTAAAGCCATCTTTATTACTACCCCAGAAGGATTTAATTGGATATATGATTTGTTTTTATTAGGTCAAACAGATCCTCAATGGTATTCACAACAATCTCCAAGTTGGGAAAATCAATATGCGTTTCCAGAAGGAAAGAAAGATTCTTTTATCCAGGAAAGAAAAAGAAATATGTCTAAAGAACTATTCGACCAAGAGTTTGCAGCAAAGTTTACATCAATGGAAGGAAGAGTATATCCATTTGACAGAGAAATAGATATGGGAGAAGTTCCATATCAAGAAAATTTACCAACCTATTGCTCAATGGACTTTGGGTTCAGAATGCCATCAGTATTATGGTTTCAAACTTATAAGCAAGATGGTAATTGGCATATTAATATTATTGATGAAATAATACACGAAAGAAATATACCAACAGATAAATTAGCAGAAATGATAAAGAAAAAGAATTATCCAGTAATTACTTACTATGGTGACCCTGCTGGTAGCTTTGTGCAAGGACAATCTGGATTAGGAGATATTCACATCTTACGCAGACACGGAATTTATGTAGAATACAGAATGGACAAACTATCTCGTGATATACAATCTGGTGTGAGTTATTGTCGTGGATTTTTTGAAAATGCAGATGGTTTAAGAAGAATAAAGATAGATAAAAAATGTGTAGGTATCGCAGAAGATTTTGAAGGATATAGATTTCCAGAAGCAGTAGAAGGCAAAGCTATCTCTAATAACCCAATCAAAGATGGATACTATGAACACGGCTGCGATGCTTTCAGATATTTTATCTTGAATAGATTTCCAATTAGAAGTAATTTCGTTGGAAGAATACCAAGATAAAAGGAACGCTAAATGGTTTTAACCCCACAAGAGATTATAAAAGATTCATTAACTAATTTTAAAGAAGAACAAGCGAAAGCTAGAAGAGAAGAAGTAAGAAAGTTTTTAGATTATTATTCTGGCTCTTTAACCGAGCAATACATAGAGGGTTATTTTAAATCTGACGCCTTCCAGGAAATCCCACATTACAATACAAACATTGTAAAGAAGTTTGTAAATCGTATGTCAAAAATTTATACTATTGGTGCTAAGAGAAATGTCAATGACAGGTATGTAGATTTGTCATCAGTTAAGAATGCTCGTATGAAACAAATGGAACGAATGACTCGTTTGCTTGGTACTTGTGCAACTTATGTTATGTATGATGAAATGGAAGAACGATTTGAATATCGTCCTATTTATTATTTTGAGCCATACTTTGGTGACAATCCATACAGACCTGAAGCTATTGTATATCCAATGATGCACGGACACGCAGATTTATCTGATACAGATGATTTAATGTATGCTTATTGGGACGGGGATAGACATATTAAGTTTGATGACAATGGAAACATTATAGAAGAAATAGAACACAATATTGGTATATTGCCTTTTGTTTTTTCACACAGAGAAGAACAATTAGATTCTTTCTTTGTGGAAGGTGCATCAGACTTGGTATCTGCTAATGAACATATCAATATTACTATGACCGAAATGCAGTTAGGATTAAGATTTCAAATGTTTGGACAGCCAGTAGTAACTGGACTTATATCAGATAATGCAAACGTAAGAGCAGGATCAGATGAAATCTTAACATTGCCAGAAGGAAGTAATTACGACATTGTATCTCCAGAGGGAAATGTAAGAGATGTTATTGAAAACATTAAGTGGCAAATAGAATTGGTAGCATTGAATAATCACTTGTTCGTTACTTTTGCACAATCAGGTGGTGAAGTACCAAGTGGTATTTCTTTAATGATTAAAGACTTAGAACGCCACGAAGATTTTATTGATGACAAAGAATTATATCGTCAATATGAAAAAGATTTCTATAAAGTAGAATATGCTTTATCAGAAATAAACAGCTTAGGTTTACCAAAACCATCTGAGTTTAAAGTAGACTTTTCTGAAGTTGAATATCCTATGACTACTCAAGATAAGATTATGTTAAATGAATACAAGCTGAAACATAACTTAACTACACAAGCAGAATTGTTAGCAGATGAAAATAGAGATTTAACTATTGAAGATGCTATACAAGTAATTGCAGATAATAAATCAATGAATGAAGTAGAGATAGTAGAAGATGATAATCAAGATACACAACAAAGTTAATTTTAACTTTCACAAAGTTCAATCTAAAGTAATAAAACAATTAGTTAATAAAAGACTTAAACGAATTGCTGACTTTGCAAAAAAGAAAGTAAGAGATACTTTTAGAAAAGAAAAAAATATTGATGGTAGCAATTTCCAAACATTAAGCGAAAAATATGTAGAAATAACCGAACGTCCTAATCGTCCTATTATGGATAGAACTGGAAACTTGAAAAAAAGTTTGCATTCAAGAAGCTCTATAAAAACAAACACTAATGAAATGACAGTTTCCTATGGTACAAATGAAGAACAATACGAACCACATTTGAAAGAGGGTGGTTATAAAGGAAAATTTGGTAGAGTTCCACAAAGAAAATTCTTTTATACCTCTGATGAAGAAGCGTTTGATATAGTAAAAGAAAAGATTGCAACTGAAGTAGATGAGTTTTTGGACGATTTTATAAGGAATCTTTCAACAAGTATGCGTAAACTACATTGATGGAAGATTTAATAAAAGAAATATTTAAAATGGTTTCACAGATAAAAAGAATATCTGAAGCTAATAATGATCTACTCGGATTTGTATGTTCTAAGGTTGCTCCAACCAAAAAAATTACCATCAAAGAAATAGATTTATTAGATGTAGCTTATATCTCAATGGAAATGTCAGAAATATTTGAAGAGTATGATGTTATGCCTGAGGACTATGGGATTGCTTAGTTTCTAATTCTGCTAACTTTTCTAACCACTTTCTTTTTTCACTCGCAGTAGGTCGTCTTTGTGGCAATGGCTCTAGTCCAACTTTCTTTGCTCTTTGCAATAATGCGTATCTAGCAGCTCTATCCTCTCTTAATTTTTGCCTATATGGTTTTTTACCCTTCTTTATTCTTTCTACTGCTTTCTTTTCTTTTATCTGACGCTTTTGAGGTTTGTCGTTTTCTGGATTTCTTTCTGGAAGTGTTTCTAGTATTTCTGTAACCTCTTCGCTTTCTGCGTCTATAATATCCTCTGCGTCTATTTGTTCTGCTTTTAAGAACTTCTCAAATGGACTATCTACAGTTACATTGATGTTTTTAACTAGTTTTCCTGAATGTTCTAATACCAGACGCCCTGCCTGGACATTGCCTTCAATAGCTTCTCGAATCATACTATTTAATACCATAGGTAACTTTGCATTAAAAGAAACCATATACTTCTTATAATACATATCAACAAATCTATCATCAGCAAACCAAGATTGTATAGTTCTATGACTAACATTTATTTGCTCGGCTATTTGTTTTTTATTTAAATCAGGATTATGTATCATTAAATCAATAGCAGCCATTTGATTGGCTTTTTTTAGTTCGATATTACTCATTTACCTTGCCCTCTATATTTTTTCTTATAATACTTCTTTGAACCTTTTGTGCCGTATTTAGTATTAGAGCTTCTACCTTGTCGAGTTTTTTTTGCACCATTTGACTTCCTAGTGCGTTCCTGAAATAAAGATTTTCTCATTTCTTGTAGACTTTTTCTGCTCCTGCGATTCCGAATGAACCTAGTGTAACCCAAACAAATGAGTTATAGATGTAGTCGTTTACCATTAATTCTATTCCAATAATACCCATTGCTAAATCTACGACGCCAAATACACACATCAACGCAAAGGATAGAAAACCTATAATATTCTTTTCATTGTATTCGTTTTTATCTTTAAATAATTCCCACATTACTTCTCCTTTTTCTTAGGTCTAAATATTTTCTCCCAACGCTTTTCGTATTCTTTTTTAGAAATACCTATAGGTCTAGGCACATCGCCTTTACCTGCACCGTTAGGTTTTTTATAAATGCTCTTTTCTTTCATTTACTATATTTTAAAAACTTGCTTTTCTTTATAGGGTTGCGTTTCAGTTTGGCTTTAATGCTCATCTTACGCATTCCATAAAGACGTTTAGGTATAAAGTTTCTAGCAGATGATACGGTAACATTCATTTTCCAACCTTACGCATTGCTGCAGTATGAGCTTGTTTAAAGGTTTTACCTTTTCTCATTGCTGCTGCCATAGATCGTAAATGTCCTTTGGTGTGATGAACCTTATGTCTGCTCATCTGTTTTTTTTGTGTTTTGTTTAATCCTTTTAGACTAACACCTTTTAAATTTTTAGCCATTACTTCTTCTTACCTTTCTTCATCTTTTTCTTTTTCTTTTTCTTTTTTCTCATTGTACCTGTGTGGTATGGCATAACTATCTCCTTTTTTTTAATTTGTCTTTTGGACAATATCTTAAATAATCTACTCTTGTTTCTACCTTTTTACCTGTGGCTAAACCACAATAAGTAAGCTCTTTTTCTTTCGCTGCAAACGAACAATGAGCTTTTATTAGTGAACAGTAATCAAACATTAATCTATATCCAATTCTTTGTATAATTTACGATCTGGCATAGAACCTGCACCATTTATAACTAATAATGGCTTAGAAGGTATCCTTTTTACAAGAAATTTTTCCTTACAACATACACATCTTTCAAGTGGATCATCTGTCATTTTCTGCTCCACCTCAAAAATATTATCAGTTTCAAGACATATATAATCGTATTTAGGCATACAAGCAATTTAGGGGTAAAAAACAATAAAAAACCACCAAAATTTAGGATTGGTTGTCTAGTTATTTTTGTATTAAAGTAATACTTTAACCTAAATACCTATCTCTACTATATATCGTCGTTTACGACAATTTTTTATTTTCTTGATTTTAATATATACTGTATTAAATTATTACTATTTAGTTAGTCGTTAACTATGGTTTTGCAAGGAATACTAATGGACTACCATGTACTAACAAAAT